ACGCCACCGCGTCCGAGGTTACCTACGTCGTCCTCGGCAACATCTGAGATCGGGAGACGAGACATGCAGACCAATGACGAGTACCGGGCCCTCGTGCCGCTGCGGGCGCCGGGCACGATGGTGTTCGGGTTCCAGCCCGGCGACGGTGTGCCCGCGGCCACCGTGGAAGCGTGGGAGCTGACCGTCGGCAGCGACGTCATGCCGCGCGACACCGGCGTGGTCCCGCGGCCCGAGGACGACGAGCGGGCGAGCTGGGAAGCGTACGCGATCGGGCAGGGCCTTCCTGTCGATGACGCCCGTGCCGTGAGCCTCGCGGATCTCAAGAAGACCCCCGAGCCCGAGCCCGACGCTGCCCCCGAGCCGCTGCCGGACCCGAACGCGCCGCCCGTGCGCCCCGAGCCCGACGCCAAGAAGGCCGAGTGGGTCGCGTACGTCAAGGCCACCGGCGCCGACGTCAACTGGGCCGACGACCCGAAGACCACCAAGGCCGAGCTCCAGGACTACTCGCCGCAGCGCGACGTGGTCCCCGGCACCGCGCCCACCGTGACGCCTCCGGTCGGCGACACGATCGCTGAGAACCTCACCGACCAGCAGGCCGCGAAGTCCTGATGGCACGCCCGCTCGCCTCCGTCCGGGTCGTTCTTGAACCCGAGTTCGAGCGCACCGCCGCGCTGCTCGGCGTGCCCGCGATGGAGGCCGGCGCCGCGATCGTTGCGCGGGGCCAACGCTCGCGCATCCCGGTCAGCCGCGACGGCAGCTACGGCCGAGCGGCGGGCTACGCGAAGAGCAAGATTCACGTCGAGCGTGGCATCGACGCTCTGGGTCTCTACTGGGACGTCGGCACTGGCGACCAGGCGCTCACCCCCGACGGCACGAACTATCCCGTCCTGCTGGAGCTGGGCACCCCGCCCCACGAGATCCGCAGCAAGGGCAACTATCCCCTGCGCAACCGCAAGACCGGTCAGGTCTTCGGCAAGGTCGTCCATCACCCGGGCACCCAACCGCACCCCTGGCTCCGCGCTGCCCTGGCCGACATCGCAGGGCGCGTGCTGCCGTGACCACCTACGTGGACGCCGTCGGAGCGCTGGCGGCGTGGATCAACTCGCGGACCGCGACGCTGGTCGGGGCCGGGCGACCGCTCCAGAAAGGCGCGACCTTCAAGCACACCGGCGGGGCCGCGTCCTCCGTCTACGCCCTGCTGGAAGAACTTCCCTCGCGGGTCGGCGGCGGCAACGAGGACCCCGACATGCTCGCCGTCATCTCCATCCAGGTCTGCGGTGGCAACCGCGAGTCCGCCACCATCGCCGCGGTCGCGCTGGCCAACGAGCTGACCGGCGAGCTGAACGGTCGGCCCCGGGTCGTGGTGGGGGTAGCGACGCTCCAGGTCGCCGACGATCTCCAGGGCCCGTACTGGTCGCCCGTCGGTGACCTTCCGCGCCTCATCATCCAGGCCAGCGTCAGGATGCAGCCGGTATGAGGCTGCGAGCGTTCGGAACGTTCGCCGACGTGGCTGACCTGCTGGTCGCCGCCTACCTCGGCGGCATCCTCGTGCTCGGCGAGTGGTGTCTCTGGAGCGAGTTCGTCAAATAGGCCTGAGCCGCCCACGGGGCAGAGCTCGGCAACCGCACAAACCACCGGACCGCACGAGCGGACCCGGCAATGGGCCCTGGGCCCTGGCAGAAGGATGTGATTGCGATTCCGGCCGTAACCGTGCCCAAGAACGCCCTCAGCTTCGGGGCGGGCTACCTCTTCGTCGCCGCTCTCGGCGTCACCGTTCCGACCAACACCGTCGCCGGCTCGGTCTTCACCGACGCCTGGCCGGCCGGCTGGAACCTCTGGGGCGTGACCCGCGAGGGCCACACCCTCAACGTCGACATCGAGTCTGACGCGGTCGAGGCCGCCGAGTACGTCGACCCGCTGCTCAACGTCGTCACCGGCCGAACCATCACCACCGAGTTCGAGCCGATGCAGATCAACCTCACCAACTTCAAGCGGGCCCTCAACGGCGGCACGCTCGCCACCTCGGGCGCGGGCGCAACGCTGCTGTCCTCGTTCACCCTGCCGAAGATCGGCGCCGAGGTCCGCTGCCAGATCGGGTGGGAGGCCGTCGACAACACCGAGCGTTGGTGGGGCCTCCAGTGCTTCCAGACCGGGAGCATCGGCGTGCAGCGGCAGAAGGGCGCCGACAATGCGTCCCTGCCGTTGACCTACACGCTGGAGCCCGACGCGACCGGTGAGCCGATCTACATCTTCGGCGCGGGTACGACCCGTGGCTGATCTCCGCGAGGGGGCGGGCGCCCCCCTGACGGAGTACGCGCCCCACGGATTCAACCCCACCCCGCTCAACACGGCGGCCGGCGAGCGGAACGGATTCATCCAGCCGACCCCGCCCGCAGGCTTCACGCCGCTGCACGACAGCCTGCCCGCACCGGTCCCGCCGCTCGACACCACCCAGACAGTGCAGGCCGCCGTGGAGGGTGCGCCCGAACTGGACGAGACCAACTCCATCGAGTTCATGGGCGAGCGGTTCAAGGTCGCCGAGCGGGTCGGCGGGATGGCCCTGTTTGCATTCGCGCAGGCCAGCAGCAAGGGCCTCGACTCGGACGACATGAAAGGCCTCGCCGCGATGTACCGGATGATCCGCGGCGTCATCCACCGCCCGCTGCTCACCGACGAGCACGGCAAACCCCAGCGCGACGACGACGGATCGTTCGTGTTCGACGAGCGCGAGTGGGACCGGTTCCAGGAGTTCGCCGACGCGATGGGCGCCGACGGGGAAGAGCTCATGGAGCTGGTCGGCAAGGCCATGGGCGTGATTTCGGCCCGCCCTCAGCAGCGGCGCGCGGTCTCGTCTACCTCCTCACCCGCGACGTCGCCGAGTTTGAAGGAGTCCTCATCCTCGCCGGCCACACGGCCGGACCTGGACATGTCGGGGATGACCAACGTCACGGCGCTGGGCCGCTAGACACCATGCCCGCCCGGATGATCCTGAACGCCTACTACGCCTGGCGGGTCAGGGACATGGACAGCAAACAGCGCAAGGAGTTCGACAACGCGCTGTACGGATGGAAGGCCGAGAACGAGGCCGCCGACAAGGCGCTCTTTGCGGCCATCGACGGGGGTGAGGGCTGATGGTGGCCCTCGCCTCCGCGTCCTCCTCTATCGAGCTAGATAGGCCATCGCTGCCTGAAGGATCCTCGGATCTTCTCGCAGTAGACCAATCCCGGTATTGCAGCGGGTGCACAGCAGGCCACGCACCCGGCCCGTGGCATGGTCGTGATCCACGCACCACGAGTAGTTCTCTCCGCCGTTGTGGCCCATGTGCGGCGAGAGGCAGATCGCACACCGATCGCCTTGCGCCACAACCATCGCGTTGTAGTCCTCAACGGTCATGCCGTACCGAGAAAGGATGTACCGCCGTGTGCGCTCACGAACTGAGCCAGGCGCGGGAGGGTTGCTCCTTCGGTATTGCTGCTGGTAGTGGACGTTGCACAGGTTCTTGGCAACGCGGGGTAGGTCGCAGTCACTTCGGAAGCACGAGCGAGGTGGGGTTGGAATCGCCTGTCTCAACTCCAGTGGATCTCCATACCTACTCCATCGGCGGTAGTGGCTCGGGCAATACCCCTTCGCCCAGTAGCGCCGTTCGCAAGATTCGACCTTGCACTGAAGTTCAGGGTTCGGCTCAGACTCCGGATTCTCGATCTTCCTCAATCGGAAGTCGGCTGCACCGGGTTCGCCGTAACGTCGGACTCGGGTGGCATGACCTTTGCAGTAGCCCAAGCTCTGGTGGGGTCGATCGCATCCATCTACTGAACAGGGCTTCGGTGGGCCCGCTTTTCTCGGCATGTACTCATTCTACTAGCAGGTGCATGTAATGGTTGCATTGGCGTCGGCTTTTGTCAGATTGCGACCCGAGGTCAACAAGGGCGACTACCAGAAGTCCGGGGCCGAGGCCGGGCAGGTGTTCGGCGACGCCGCGGGCAAGGCGTCGGGCAAGGGGATCCCGACCGGCGTCGACAAGGGGCTCGAAGAGGCCAAGAAGCGGGCCGCCGCGTCCGGTGGCGACGCGGGCAAGAAGTGGGGCGACGGGTTCTACCGCGACAGCCAGGGCAAGATCCGCGACGCGCAGGGCAAGTTCGTGCAGTCGTCGATCGCCTCCGGAGAGACTGCGGGCAAGGGGTTCGGCAAGGGGTTCGGCAAGGGCAGCTCGGGCATCGTCGGCTCGATCAAGCAAAACCTCAGCCTCGCCGCAGGCGTGTTCGTCCCGCTTGGCCTCGCGGCCGCCGTTGGCGAGATCGGGAAGATCGGCATCGCCTACGAGGACAACCTCAACATCTTCAAGACCGTCAGCAAGGCCACCGGCGACCAGATGAAAGCCGTCGCCGACCAGGCCCGTCTCCTCGGCTCCGACATCGAACTCCCCGGCGTATCGGCCGCCGGTGCCGCCGCCGCCATGACCGAGCTCGCCAAGGCGGGTTTCTCCGTCGACGAGGCCATGGCCGCCGCGAAAGGCACGCTCCAGCTGGCCCGGGTCGCCAACATCGACGAGGCCGACGCCGCCGAGATCGCGGCCAACGCCGTCAACGCATTCGGCATCGAGGCCAAGGACACCACCTTTGTCGTCGACGAACTCGCCGCCGCGGCCAACTCCTCGTCCATCGAGATCACCGAGGCGAAGGACTCCTTCAAGCAAGCCGCCGCCGTCTTCTCCGGGTTGCAGGGTCGGGTGGTCGGACCGAAGGAAGCCATCACCGAGCTGAACACCGCCGTGGCGATCCTCGGCAATAACGGCATCAAGGGCAGCGACGCGGGCACCTCGCTCAAACAGATGCTGCTTCAGCTCACGGGCCCATCGCAGCAGGCCAAGGACCAGATGGCCCTGCTTGCCCAGCGGGCCGGCGGCGCCACAATCTCACTCAAAGAGCAGAATGACGTCCTGCGCGGATCCAAGGGGGTCCGTGAAAAGGCCCTTGCAGCGATCAAGGAGCACAACAAGGGTCTCGACGTTGAGGGCGACATCGCCTACGACTCGGCCGGCAAGATGCGCCCGCTGCGCGACATCATCGACCTGGTCGCCCGCGGCACCAAAGGTCTGTCGCAGGAGGAGTCCGACTACGCCGTCACCCAGATCTTCGGTGCCGACGCCTCGCGCGCCGTGCTCGCGCTACTCAAGGGCGGGCTGCCGGTCTACGACGCGCAGCGCAAGGCCGTCACCCAGCAGGGCGCCGCAGCCGAGGTCGCCGCAGCAAAGAACGCCGGGCTCGGCGGCGCGATCGACAACGTCAAGGGCCAGATCGAGAACGCGGCCATCGACATCTATAACGTGATCAAGGGCCCGCTGACCAACGGCCTCAACGCGCTGGCCGGCGCGCTGCCCAAGGTGTTCGACGGCGTGCGCAACGTCTTCGGGTTCCTCGCCGCCCACAAAGACGTCGTCATCGGTGTCGCGATCGCCATCGGGGTGCTCACCGCAGCGGTGAAGATCCAGGCCGCGGCCAACGCGGTCGCCGCAGGCGGCGGGATCATCAAGTTCCTCCTGACGTTCGCCAAGAGCACCGCAGTCGCCACGGCAGCGCAGGCGCTGTTCAACCTGGTCCTGGAGGCCAACCCGATCGGTCTCACGGTCATCGCCATCGCCGCGCTGGTCGCCGCCATCGTGATCGCCTACAAGAAGTCCGAGACGTTCCGCAACATCGTCAACGCCGTCTGGGGTGCGATCAAGGTAGCGATCGCCGCCACCGTGTCATGGCTTCAGAACACCGCTCTGCCGATCGTGCTCAAGGTCTGGGACGCGATCAAGGTGGCCGCGCTGTTCCTCTGGCACAACGTCATCCAGCCCGCGTGGTCCGGGATCATGGCCGCAGTGCGGGTCGCGGTCCAGGGGATCCAGATCTACATCGGGTTCGCCAAGGCCGCGTTCAACGTCATCGCCACCGTCGTAAAGTTCCTTTACAACAACATCTTCAGCCCCGTCTTCAAGGCCATCTCCAAGGTCGTCGAGATCTGGTGGCTCGCCATCCGGGTGGTCTTCACCGCGCTCAAGCTGTTCCTGGTCAACGTCATGTTCCCGACGATCCGGTTCTTCTACAGCAACGTCATCGCCCCGATCTTCAAGGCCATCGGGACGGTCATCAGCGCATGGTGGCGCTACGTCGTCACGCCCGCCTTCAACGGCGTCAAGGCAGGGTTCAGCGCTCTCGGCACGGCGTTCAAGTACGTCTGGGAAAAGATCATCCGCCCGGTGTTCGAGGCGCTCGGCAAGTTCATCAAGGGCAACGTCGTACCCGCGTTCGAGGCAGGCGTCGGCGCGATCAAGAAGGCGTGGGAGAAGGTCCAGGAGATCGCCCGCAAGCCTGTCGCGTTCGTCGTCAACCAAGTCATCAACCCGTTCATCGGCGGACTCAACAAGGTCGCCGGCCTGGTCGGCATCAAGGACAAGGTTGAGCCGATCAAGGGGTTTGCCGCAGGCGGGCAGATCCCCGGTACGCCGGTCAAGGGCCGCGACAACCGGCTCGCCTCCATCACCGGCACCGGCACCCCGCTCGCCGTCGCGTCGGGCGAGTTCATCACCAACACCCGAAGCACCCTGGCGAACCTCGGTCTGGTCAAAGCGATCAACGCCAAACAGGGCAAGGTCAGCCACGCCGACGTCGACCCCTACCTCGACGGCGGCGGGGACGGCATTGGCGACATCTGGAATTCGATCAAGAAGGGCGCCTCGGGTCTCGGCAGCTTCGTGACCAACCCGGGCGCCGCACTCAAGAAGGCCGCCGAGCTGGCCATCGCCAAGGTCCCCGGCGCGGGCATGCTCAAGGACTTCGTCGTCGGCGGGGCACGCAAGCTGGTCAGCGGCATCGGCGCGTTCATTAAGAGCAAGCTGTCGCTCGGCGGGGGCGACGCGGGCAGCATAGGCGGCGGCGGGGTCTTCGGCGGCTGGAAGGGCATGCAGCGGCTGATCTCCGCACGCTTCCCCGGCCTCAACCTCATCTCCGGATTCCGGCAGGGCGCCCGCACCCTCTCGGGAAACCAGAGCTACCACGCGCTCGGTCGCGCCGTCGACTACCCGCCGGTGCGGGCCCTCGCGCAGTGGATCCGGTCCACGTTCGGGGCCAAGACCAAGGAACTGATCACCCCGTACCAGGAACTCAACCTGCACAACGGCAAGCCGCACACCTACACCGGCGCGATCTGGAACCAGCACAACTTCGCAGGCGGCAACGCGCACGTGCACTGGGCCGCCAAGAACGGCGGGCTGGTCGGCGACGGGTCGGGGATGCCGATCAAGCTGTTCGACCAGGGCGGGGCATGGCCGTCGGGGACCATCGGTGCCAACCTCTCCGGGCGCACCGAGTACGTGGACCCCAACCGCGGCGGGCACGGCATGGGTGACGTCGTCGACCGGCTGGAGGCCGTCATCGACGCCATCGTGGAGGTGGCGCCGGCGCTCGGCCGCGAGCTGCGGGCATCGAGTCGCGGCGCGGTCCAGGCGAGCCGGGCGCGCGGAAGGACGGCGATCGTATGATCCTCAGCCTGACCCAGCTGTGGGTCAACCTGATGAGCACCGGCGAGGGAATCGCCGGGGCCAGCAACCGCGGCAAGACACAGGACTACTCCGTGCCCGGCGAGGTCAAGACCTTCGCCAACGGGCGCCGCCGATCCGTCACCGTCGCCGGGCAGGTCCGGGTCATCCCGTTCTCCTTCGTGGCGCTCGACCTGACCACGAAGCTCAAGCTGGAGAGCTGGGCCGGGCAGACCGTCCAGGTGCGCGACCTACGCGGACAGAAGTGGTTCGGCTCCTTCTACTCGGTGAGCACTTCAGAGTTCCTCCGACATGACCTCTACGCGTGCACCTTCAGCCTGGAATCCACCACCGTGGTCGAGGGAGTCTGATCGTGCCGATGCAACCCATCACGGACGACCCCCGCAGCGCGTACACCGCAGCGCAGATCACCAACCTGCTGCAAGGCACCACCGACGTGTTTCTGTCCGCCGGCCTGGAGCTGGTCTACCTCGACCTGACCGTGTTCGACGACATCAGCGACGACCTGCTCGGCGGCTCGGTCACCCGCAACTCGTACGCCGACCTGCACGCCGGCGGCAACCTCCAACTGGCCCGCCCGCTCGAATGGGGCTCGGCGCTGGTCCGGCCCTACCTGGTCATCGCCAACGGCTCGGGCAGCGTGACGGCCCGGTTCAACATGGGCGTCTACCACACCAGCACCCCGACGCTGTCCACCGCGCAGTCCCCGCCGGTGTTCGACGTCGAGATCTACGACATCCTGCTGCGGCTGAACCAGCCCGTCGGCGACGCCTTCGCGATCGCGGCCGGGGAGTCGATCCTCGGCAAGGTGGAACAGATTCTCGTGGCCCGCGGCTACGTCAGCTACATCATCGACCCGGTCTCCTACGGCATCCTCGCGCCGACCTCCCGCACGTGGGCTTTCGACGACTCCATCACCTGGATGAGCATCGTCAACGACCTGCTGTCCTCGGTCGGGTACGCGGGAATCTGGTCCGACTGGAACGGGCGGCTGCGGTGCGAGCCGTACATCCTGCCCGCCGACCGCAGCGTGGAATGGACCTACACCGACGACGTGGCCACCACCATGCTCGGACCCGAGCGCGTCGTCGAGCGGGACTACTTCAACGCCCCCAACCGCTGGGTGTTCTACCTGACCAACGTCGCCGACGGCGTCGCACCCGTCGAGGGCAACGGGATCTACACCGTGGAGAACCAGTCGCGCGGGGAGACCTCCATCGACCAGCGCGGCGGGCTGGTCATCACCAAGCCGCTCGGCATCGACGCCGCCGACCAGGCATCGCTGATCGTGCAGGGAAACGCCGTGGTGCAGTCCGACATGAGCATCCCGACCGTGATCACCACGTCGACGTTCGTCAACCCGCTGCACTGGCATTTCGACCGGCTCTACATCAAGGACTCGGGGTCGATCGGGTACGCCGACGTGCAGTGCACCGAGTGGACCATCAACCTGCCACCCGCCAATGACCTGATGGAACAGACGTGGCGGGCGGTGTCGCTGTGACCTACGTCGACGACAACACCCTTGCCGCGATCGACCAGCGGATCCGCCTCGCGCAGCGCAAGACCTCCGCGAACGGGACCATGGTCACCCGCGACACGACCGGGCCAGGCTGCACCGTCCTGCACGACGGGGCCACGATCGCCACCCCCGCGAAGTGCCTCGGGTCCGTGTTCGCCAACGCAGGGGACCGGGTGGTCTTGGATCTCTACGGATCCGAGTGGCTGGTCACCGGCTCGTTCTCCTCGCTCGCATTCGGCGAGGGATCCCGCGCGCTCGACGGCCTGCCGTCCGCGGCCACCCCGATCACGTCAGCGACGTTCGTGGACCTGACCGAGTTCGGCAGCTTCAGCTTCAGCAAGGCCTACGACAACACCTTCGTCCGGGTCGGGCTCACCGCCTCATGCTTCTCCTCGGTCGCTACCACGCGGGTGTTCTGGGGGGTACGGCTCGTGCAGACCGCAGGAGTCAGCCCGTACGGGCCGACCGACCTGACCATGGGCGGGTTCATGCTGAACACCGTGAACATCCACACCAGCTTCACCAAGTTCAAGCGCTACCTCGGCCTCGCCGACGGCGGCATCCCCGCCGGCACTTACACGGTCAGCCTCCGCTGGCGGCGCTTCTCCGGGACCGGCACCCTATCCGCCGACACCAACGACGACTTCGCGCTTGAGCTGGACGAACGTGTCCGCGCCCTCGCGCCGATCCTGTAGGGGGAGCGATGGCCACCGTCACCACGACCACCGTCACCGACAGCATCGCGCCCCCCGGAAACGCGCCGATCGTCTACAGCCCCTACTACGGGCACCTTTACGTCGCGTTCCGGTCGGCCGCCGACATCCTCACCGTCTACCGCTCCACCGACAACGGCGGGTCCTGGGCCACGTTCGCCAGCTTCACCCACACCGGGTTGCAGGAGTGGAGCTCGCTGGTCGCGGACACCGTCGGCTACCTGCACCTCGCCTACCGGGTTGGCACCGGCACGGCCGACACTATCCACTACCGGCGGTGCACCATCCAGACCGCCACCTGGTCGTCAGGACTCCAGACCTCCGCGACCGACGCCAACGGCGGATCGATCGGATCCGTCTGGCAGGGCGTCGACCTCGCCGTGGTCCGCAACGCCGACGGCGGCTACGCCATCGTGGTGGCCGCGGCCCGCAGCGTCGGCACCTCCTCCTACGGCATGCAGGTCATGGGCGTCAGCATCTCGCCGTCCGGCGCCGTCTACCTCAACAACCCGATCATCTCCAGCACCCGGGCATGGACCGTCAGCGGCACCCCGCCCGGACGGTCCGGGGTGCAGTGCGAGGTCGAGCACACCGGCGACGGCGTCACGACCGGCACGCAGCCCAACGTGTGGATCTCCTGGGGCCGGACCACGCTGCGCATGGTCAAGCTCGCCTGGCAGGGCGCCGCGCAGGGATGGCAGGGCCCGACCCAGTCCGTGCTCATCCGGTCCGGGCTCGCCGCGAACGACTACGTGGCCGCGCGGTGGGACGGCACCCAATACCTGATGGGCGTCATCAGCCCCGACGACACCACCAAGGTCCGCGTCTACCAGCGACAGCGCGGCAACACGCAGCTGATCCTCACCATCCCCGACACCCCCGCGCTGACCACCGGCGTGGTCAAGTACATCGGCCTGTCGTACGACAACGTCACCAAGAACATCCGCGCGTACGCCGTCGGCACCTCGACCGCGCTGCTCTACTACTGCGACTACGTCCGGTCCGGATCGGCCTGGTCCGCCTGGACTACCGTGTCCGCGACCGCAGTCAGCAACACCGGCACCGAGTGGGGTGTGCGCAAGGGCGGTTCATCGCTCAACGCCCGCCACGACGTCATCACCAACTCCGGTGCGTCGTCACCATTCACCATCACCCACACCGCGCAGGTCGTCAGCTCGGCGCCGTCGACGTCCAGCTTCAACACCTCGGGGCAGGCCTACCTCAACGGCGGGGCGGCCGACGTCGGCGCGGCGCTGCCGCTCGCCTGGACGTTCAAGGACGCCGACCCGGGCGACACGCAAGGCTCCTACGCGCTGTCCCGCCAGATCGGGGCCGGTGCGCTGGCGTACTGGCGAGCGTCCGACTCAACGTGGCAGGCCGCCGAGGTCCAGAACGCATCGACGACACAGGGGGTCACCCTGCCGACCGCATGGGGCGCCGACGCCGACGCGGTACACACCTACAAGGTCAAGGTCTGGGACGCGGCCGGTGTCGTCTCGCCCGGCTACTCGGCCGGCCTTCAGCTCATACCCTCCGTCAAGGTCAACCCGACCGTCTCCACCCCCGTCGCGGCGTCCACCCTCACCGTCGACTCGGTCACCGTCGCGTGGACCGTCGCCGAGCAGACCGCCTACCGGATCGTGCTGACCAACACCGGCACCGGCGTGGTCACCTACGACTCGGGCAAGGTCAGCGCCGGGACCGGCGTCACCTCGGTCACCGTGCCGTACTCCATGGCGACCGGGACCACCTGGTCGGTGTCGCTGACCACCTACAACAACGAGGGGTTGGCCAGCACCCCGCAGGTCCGGGCGTTCAGCGTGGCGTACCCGCAGCCCCCCGCACCTATCAGCACCCTGGTCGCTCAGCCCTCACTCGGCTACATCTCGGTGACCGAAGTAAACCTCGCCCCCGTCGGAGCGCAACCCGCCATCGCCTCCCTCGACCTCTACCGCAGGACCGCGACAACCCCGGTGCTCAACGCCAACCCCTCCATGGCAGGCAACGTCACCGGTTGGCAGATCGGCGGCGGCGGGACCCCCGGCACGCTCACCTATTCCACCGCCCAATTCCACGACAGCCCCGGCTCCGCGCGCTACGTGCCCAACGCGGCAGGCGCCGCGATCCCGCAGGTCGAACAGGCCACGAGCACCGTCGTCACGTCCACGCAGGTCGTCATGGGCTCGGTGTGGATCCGGCCCGACACCGCCAACAAGCCGCTCATCATCGGGCTCAATTGGTTCACCGCGGCCGACGTCTACATCAGCTCAACCACCTACGTGCTCGCCGTCCCGGTCGCCGGCGCCTGGCACTACCTGGAAGTCTGGGGCGACGCCAGCGGCATCCCGCTCGCCGGACGGGTCCGGGTCGCCGCCGGCGAGACCAGCACACCGACCGCGACCGACGCCTTCTACGTCGACGAACTCAAGCTGGAGCTCGGCAACACCGCCACGGGAACCCGCATCGCCCAGCTGGCCGGCACCGGCGCCGTCGTCAACGACTGGGCGCCCCGCACGGCA